TCAGACGTGTGCTCTTCCGATCTTTGTGAAAGTCTCCTGAGATAAGATAGTTTAGTGCATATGATCCTGTACTGATCCAATCAGTAGGATCGTTAAATCCAGTACTCATGCCTGAGATACTTTTAGTTAAGTCCTTGCGGAACTTACTTACATCAAATGATTTAGCCATGTTTTCTCCTATTAAGCTATAATATAAAAAGAGTTGCTACATTACATAGCAACCCTTTTCAATTGCTATTTTATTGTGATTGACGACTTCTAATCATTGCTAGAATGTCACTTGCATTGCCTTCACTAGGTGCAGGTGCTGCAGGTGCTGCCGGTGCCGCAATAGCTGCTTCTGCTACTTTGACATCTGCTTCAAACGGTGCTGCTTCTGCTACAGGAGCCGGAGTTACCGCTGGTGCTTCCGAACGCGAAGTTGCTGTTGCATTTGCACTTGCAGCCACTTGTGGATCACCTGTACGTGCTTGCATACCTGCAGGACGGAAGTATTGACTCCAACGTTCTGCGTCATATGCTTCACCATCTACTGATGCTTCAAACATTTCATGCATCACTTTTTGCGCTGTTTCGTCTGGCTTTTTAGGTAAAAAGTCTGACAAGTTAAACAGGCTGTGTGTGTTAACAGCATTCATTTGACTGTCATCTAATGGACGCTCTCTACGTGCCCAAGATGAAGTTGAATAGTCTGCGTACCCACCTTTAGATGTTTTGTTTAAACGGAAGTCTACACCTGCTGTGTAATCAGTTGGCAACTCTTCCATGTCTGGATCCATAAGCGCCTGCTTAATGATCTGGAAGATTTGTGGACCGATAATGAACCTACGTATTGGGTTCTCAGGTGACTGATCGTCTGCAATTGGATTGTCAGTTACAAAGCCTTGGAATACGTATGAACGCTTTTTCCAATACTTACGACCCATGTCTTCTAGACTTGAATCTTTAAACCAACCACGTACTTCATTTAAGATAGTACATGTTTCACCATACATTTCCATACAAGGAATTTGTACTTGTACTGGACGACTATCAGTTTCGCCTTTAACACCTGCGAACGGAAGTTTGATCATCAAACGTTCTGCCCAGAAAAAAGTGTTATCTGCGTTACCGTCTGGAAGGAAACGTAGAGTTGAACTCTCGCCTTCTTTCATATTCCAAAATGGGTAAATTGGGTTTGGACCTTGATTTTGTCCACCGCCCGATGAGCGGGTTTCTTGTTCTTTGAGCTTTGCTCGGATTTCTGCTAATGATGCCATAGTTGAATGCCTCCTATAAGTGCCTATGTTATGCTTTGTAGCTACATTGCTACGTTTTTGTGCCTATTAATTTGTAGCACAGTCTATATTATATACTGGTTTACAAATAAAGTCAAGTGTTTTTTTAAAGAAAATACATAAAAACTTATAAGCGGTTAGCTAATTATCTTAAACCAGCTAACTCACGTATTCTGTCAAACTCTGGATTTTCCATTTGCTGTGGTTGTACACGCATTTGGTACTCTTCAAATGTTTGGTTAATTCTTTCAATGAACTGTTTAGCTGGAGTAATATACTCTTCACCATAGTCCTTTTCGATCATAGTTAGTACGGCTGTTTCGCCCTTTGGAAATGATCCGTTATCTCTATCAAAGTAACTTAGTATGAACTCGCCTAATGGAGTCTTTTCGTCCTTTTCAAGTGTAATCTCGTCACCGTCTGGTCCGTCTACTTTGTCACCTTTTTTCTTGCCATTTGCTTTAGCCTGACGTACTTTTTGTGCAAACGCATTGCCTTCATCAAAATTTGTATCGTCAACTAGTTCTTGAACAACGCCTTCAATTGCTTCGTCTCTATCATCGTCTGCATGTTTGCCGTGTGCTGCACACCATTCGTTAATATCTTGATCAAGTTCTTCTTCGCTAATCCGTAAAGCAGCTGCTAATGCTTTTTCGCCACCTTTTTCATAGGTATCCATAAACTCTTCCATAGCTAAGTCTGCCTGACTTGGCTCTGCATTTGGATCAAAACTTTCATCTTGAAACTGGCCCATCATTTGTTCAAACGCTGATTCAATTTCTATTTCTTCTTTGCTTAAATGTTTGTCTTTGATTTTGCCTTTTTCTTCTTCGCCTGCGCCTTCACGCCCTGCTTTTTGTAATTCTTCAAAACCTTTTTTGCCGTACTTCTTAATACCTGTGTAACGCTGTAAGCCTGTCTCGTCTAAGTCATCTGGATTAATGTCTTCTGCTTTACTTGCTTCACTTACTAGTTTGTAAATGTATGGAAATACATCTGATAGTTCTTCATTAAACTGTCTAATAGTTAATTGGTCAATCCAATTTTCAGCAACGTCTGCTGGTACATCTTCCATTACAACCGGAGCAAATGCTTCAAATGCTTCTGCATAAAACTTTGGCTTTTGTAATGATTCAATTGTCTTCTTAACTGTCATAACACGTTCTTTAACAACGTCCATATACTCACTTAGACTTTCTGCCATTACACTAGAGCGACCCATATAATTTTTGAACTTTCTAAGTTTTGCTAATTCTTCACTTAAACTTGTAATATGCTTGCCAAACTCGTCATATGCATTACCGCCTTCAGCAACGTGTCTTGCCATTGCTCTTGCACCACTTAGGTGTTTGAACGGATACATAAAACGTTCACCTTGTGGTGATTCTACATATATTTTACCAATGCTTCTATTACGCCCTGTGGGTGAAGTTTGGTCAATGCTTTCATTGTGTTTGATAATTAGTCTGGCTTCTCCAACATCTTGATAACTTATTCTAGATGTGCCGTATAATTTTGATTCTGTCATGTTGCTATCTCCGGATCGCTGTGCAAGATATTTATAGTCTCTTTTCTCTAAGTTAGACTTTGTTATGTCTCTAGTTGTAAAGTTTAATAAACGCTTTTTACTAAACTGCCTTAATTCTTTTAAGAAATCGTACCACGTACTTTTACTAACATTATTTTCTGCAACGTCTTTATTGTGCATTACTACTACACCATCTTCTTCTGATAGTGAGATACTAACTTTACCTACGTCAGCTTTTGCTTCTCTAAAAGGGAATTCAAAAAACCTTGCTTGCTTTGGTTCGCTTGTTACATTACCTTCAGCATCACCAATAGTAACACCAGGAAATCTACCCCTAATTTTTGAAAATAATTCGTCCGCTATAATTTCTATATTCTGCATAATGTATTTATCAATAGTTGCTACTTACGAAGATTGGCATTGGCGCTTCGTAATCCTCATATTCGTCTGCTTGATTAAAGGAATTGTAGATCTTAGGATCCCAATCTTTAAGTACAGTCATCATTCTAATAGCAAGTAAAGTTGCACTTACTAAGTCATCTGCCATTCCTGACTTTGCTTGGAAACTAGATCCTGTGGCAACAAAGCCCTTTAGTTCTGACAACAAGGGTTTGCTACGCACAGTCATCTTATCGTTTTCGATCATAGTTTTTAGTCGACTACATGCTGTAATCTTTGTACCGTGTGTAGTATTAAAGCCTTTACGGAACTTGCGCACATGTCCTTTTCGAATTGGTTCAGACACAAATAGGCCTGGTATATTCTCTTCCCCGAAATCGTTTATAACGATTAGTGCTGCTTCGCCGATGCCATTATTTTCTACACTCCAGTATATGCCATTTGTATTTCTTGTTTCTTGTTCCAAGTATCTACAAATGTCTGCTAGTACACGTATTTGTCCAGGTATTGCTGTAGTATTATGTTGCCATTCGCCTACTTGTTCATAACTAGGTAATTCAAATACTTGTATAGCGGCATGATCTCCGCCAGTACCCATTGATGGATCTAATGCTACAGCATAAGTGTACTGACTAGTTGGCTTTTTATACCAACGTGTTTGTCCCATATTTAATATAGGATTTTTACCTTCCATAGCCGCAAGTTTAATTGAGTTAATAAGTGTTTCATCAAATACTAAGAATTCACAGCCGTATTCACGTCTAAACTTCTCTTCTCCAATGCGGCCAATTTCTGCCACTTTCCATTCTTCGTCACGATCAGGATGTTCTTGCCATTGTGCAACAAAACTATGAAAGCCGTTTGATCCTAGCTCTTGTTCATTGCCGTGTTCATCAAATTTATTTTCTGCTTGTTTCCAAATAGTAGCAAATGTATCTTCGTCACTGTTTGGGGTGCTTGTAATAATAGCACGACCACCTGTTGCTAGTGTAGGTGATATTGAAGTCCAAAACTCTTCTGCAATGTTAGGTTGCACAAATGCAAACTCGTCACAGTATAGTAATGATATGGACATACCACGTCCTGTGTTACCCGTTGTTGTTTGGGCTACAATACGTGAACCGTTTTCAAACTCAATTGATTGTTTAT